TAACAACTGAAGCACAAGTCAGATTTAATAAAAGACAGGACAGATTATACTTGGATATTGATTATAATAGTTTGAATGCTGGTGACTTTATAGTAATTGACTGTCACAGAATATTAGATCCAACAACATATACTCAGTTATTTAATGATAGTTTTTTAAAGAGATACCTAACTGCTTTAATTAAAAGACAGTGGGGACAAAATTTAATTAAATTTCAAGGTGTTAAATTACCTGGTGGTATTGAATTAAATGGTAGACAAATATATGACGATGCTCTTAGAGAACTTGAAATGATTAGACAAGAAATGATGTCTACTTACGAATTACCACCACTTGACTTTATTGGATAATGGCTCTCAATCCCTTTTTTCTACAAGGTTCACCTGAAGAACAAAATTTAATTCAATCGCTTGTAAACGAGCAATTGAAAATTTATGGTGTTGAGGTTACTTATATCCCTAGAAAATATGTGAACAGAAGCACAGTATTTCAAGAGATTGAAGCATCTAAATTTGATGATAATTTTCAACTTGAAGCATATGTGAACACTTGGGATGGATATAGTGGAGCAGGAGATGTTCTAACTAAATTTGGTATGAGTTTAAGAGATGAGTTACAACTAGTTGTTTCTAGAGAAAGATTTGAAGATTTTATAGCACCATTTTTAAGTCAAGAAGACGTTGATGAGGTGGGTCTTGCGGTGATGAGACCAAGAGAGGGAGATTTAGTGTTTTTCCCATTAGGTCAAAGATTATTTGAAATAAAATTTGTGGAACATGAAGTTCCTTTTTACCAATTAGGTCACACTTATGTTTATGAATTGCAGTGTGAACTATTCGAGTACAATGATGAAACCATTGATACTGGTATAGATGCTATTGATAGTAAGACAGAAGATTTGGGTGTAATCACTGATCTACAAATGAATAGTGTTGGATCTGCAGCGACTGCTACAGCGACTATAGGAACAGGATTTGTTCAAAGCATCAGTCTATTAAATGATGGATCAGGATTTACAAGTGCCCCTACTATAGGATTAACTACAGCTCCAAGTGGTGGAATAGATGCTACTGCTGTGGGAATACTGACTACTAGAAACAATGTAACTTCTATAGAAGAAATAGTAATCACAAATTCAGGTGCTGGATATACAGTCGCACCAGTAGTAACAATCTCTGGTGGTGGAGGTGTTGGTGCTGCTGCTACTGCACTAATCAGATCTGATGGTAAGAAAGGTATCATACGTATCTCTATTGGAGGTACAGGTGGAGTTGGATATTCTACAACACCGAATGTATCCATATCACTTCCATCTCTATCACCACAATTACCTGCTTCTGCTCGTGCAGAGGTTGGTGCTGGTGGAACCATATCAAATATCTTTATTCAAGACGCTGGTGCAGGATTCTTCTCACCACCAACAATTACAATTAATCCACCTTCATCAGTTGGTATAGGATCTGGAAGTTACTGGTTTAACGAACTTGTTACAGGTAACAGATCTAACGCATCCGCAAGAGTTAAGAGATGGGATCTTGATACTAAGATCTTACAGGTTGGTATTGAAACTGGAACATTCTTAAGAGGAGAGACTGTGACTGGAACAAGATCTGGTGCTCAATATACTATAAAGGTAGGAACAGCAAACACAGACAAGGATAAATACGATCATAGTGACGAAATTGAGAATGAAGCAGATCAAATTCTCGATTTCACTGAATCAAATCCATTTGGACTATTTTAATGTTAGGGACTTATTTTTATCACGAAGTTATTAGAAAAACCATCATAGGTTTTGGAACATTGTTTAATAACATGGAAGTTAGGCATCAAACTTCTGATGGAACAACTGTAGATATTAAAAGAGTGCCTTTAGCATATGGACCTGCAGCAAAATTTATTGCTAGATTAGATCAGCAACCAGATTTGAATAAAATGGTTGCGATTACACTACCTAGAATGTCTTTTGAGATGACTTCTATCGCATATGATTCAACTAGAAAATCAGGCATAACTCAAACCTTTAAAGCAGTAGATAATTCAACCAATAAGTTAAAGAAGGTATTCATGCCTGTTCCTTACAATATTGGGTTTGAATTAAGTTTACTTACTAAAATAAATGATGATGCATTACAGGTTGTTGAACAGATACTACCATTTTTTCAACCATCATTTTCTATCACAATTAATTTAATTGATTCAATTGGTGAAAAAAGAGATGTTCCCATAACGCTCACCAACGTCACTTTTCAAGATGATTATGAGGGAGATTTTTCAACTAGAAGAGCGTTGATATACACATTCCAATTTGTTGCAAAGACATACTTATACGGACCAATCGCAGAGAATCCAGAGGGTCTTATTAAGAAAGTTATTGTCGATCAATATGCAAGTGTTGATACTGTAAATGCTAAGAGAGAAATGAGATATACAGTAGAACCAACCGCAACCAAAGATTACAATAGTGATGGTGCTATAGATAGTAATGATAATGCACTTATCGTTCCAGGCGATGACTTCGGATTCAGTGAAACATCTGAGTTCTTTGGTGATAGTAGAGATCGCAGTCCAACTAAACAAAGTGATATCTAATGGAAAACTATGAGTCTATTGATAAAGCATTAAATATCAGTGAAACTGATATAGTGCCTACTAAAAAAGTGAGTCCTCCAAAAGAAGTCTCAAAGATAAATGAGATTGAAAAGGATTATGAATATACTCGTGCAAACTTATATTCAATCATAGAAAAAGGTCAAGAAGCAATTAATGGAATCATGGAAGTCGCAGGTGAGAGTGCAAGTCCTAGAGCATATGAAGTAGCAGGTCAACTTATAAAATCAGTTGCAGACACAACTGATAAGTTGATGGATTTGCAGAAAAAAATTAAAGATGTAAATGAAGATAGTCCAAAAACAAACAATGTGACTAATAACGCTTTATTTGTGGGTTCTACTTCTGAACTCTCAAAGATGCTAAAGAAAGGGTTTCTAAATAATAAAGAGGAAAAATAATCGCTACAATGAAGAAGTGTAAGGAAGGACACTATTACTGTTTCCAAGATAGCAAGTGCAAACCAATTCCAAAAGGTTATCGCAGGGGAGTTGGTGGGTATCTTCGTAGAGAGCGTGAAGACGAAAAGGAGGATTCCAAAAAGAATGGTAATGGCAACGGTAACGGAAACAATGGCTCAAATGGGAGTAATGGGAATGGTTCTGGAAATGGTAACGGTGTCTCTGGTGGTAATGGTGGTGGTAATGGCTCAGGGGGAGTAGGAGAAAGCGTAGAGATACAAAATTCTGACGGAGAGACAACTGCACTTGTAACTGATATTATTGGTCCTGATCATATGAGACCAAGATTAAATGGTAAAGGAGTTTGGACAGGAACTCATATCACGGAAGTAAAATTTGGTGGTTACTTAGATGGTGTAATAATAAATCCAAGTGGATCTAGAAATCAGTATGGTTTACCAGATAATTTGAAACCTGAATCGGGTAGTGGAATTAAAGAGGTTCCACTTACACCAACTCATAATAGATTATTAGTTAAGAATACTAAAGGTAAAAAGTTAAAGGAAAGCAGTGTCGCATTACCATTCTTTTTAAAAACAATTAATAAAACAAATGCACTAAAAAAGGCACTTCCATTATTGACCACAGTTACTGGTGGTCTTGGATCTGTATTGCAAATGGCTAGACCTAGAAAAGATGGATCTACAAACGATAGGAAAAATCTTAGACCAGATTTAGAAGCAGAATTAAGGAAAAAAGAAGCTGAAAGACAGCAGTTAATAAAAGACAAAAAAGTAAATTTAGATGATAAATTAAATACTCCAACAGATCAGGGTGGTTTTGTAGGTGGAAAAAAAATTGATAAAAAAACTTTAGAGAGAATGAACAAACCTGAAAATCAGTTTAATTCTTATGATCCTTTAACAGAAAGGAAGAAGATATCAGGTAAAGCTTTATTTCCATTCAAGGCAAATGTAAAAATAAAGAATGAAATTATAA